AGATATTTTTGAACAGGTCCGGGCAGAGTAGCAGCAACGGCGGCGTCCCCCGCCTCAAGAATTTTGCTCATTCCTGCCGGACTTCCGGCATACTTTCCTAACGCCGTCTCAGCAGCATCTCTAGCAGCATCTCTAGCAGCATCTCTAGCGGCACTTCCTACAAGAACTTTTCCGCCAGTTCCCGGCACTTCATAAATAGGTTGAGCCCCCGGCGAAAGTTGCACCAACTCTTCCGATAAAGTTAAAGCTCGAGGAACCGTGCTTGAAACTTTTGGAAGCGGTATGAACCCCTTAGCTTCGTTACCAAAGAAGTCTTTGTAAGATTCACCGCTCCCTAGTGTATCGTATCCGGGCCTATTTTCATAAATAGCGAACTCATCAAACGGGTCTGGAGAGACTTTAATGTTCTTAACAGGTTCCCCAAAAGGAGCCCCTTCTCCTGTGATTGTGTCAATAGCGCGACCACTGCCAAAGAGGTTATTAAACTGAGCATCCGAGGCTGCTCTAGAAGCTTTTGCAGCATCCGAAGCTCCCCCCATAAGATTACCGGGTACGTCAGCAAAAGGAGACGCTGCATACTTTGTTCCCTGCTGCACCAGTTTGTCACCTACTACGTTGTAAATAGGAGTTTTACCAGTGAAGCTACTTTTAAAGCTTCCCCCAAAGCTGCTGCCCGGAGCTTTAGAAAACAAGCCCATAGCACCTGCGCTAAGAGAGGCTATGCCACCGCTTATGGCACCCGCTTTAAGGGAGTCTTTAATACTCCCGCCGCCAATAAGACTTCCTATGCCACCGCCAATGAAACTAGCTCCAAAAGTGCCTGCACCAAACATAGGGCCTAAAAAAGGAATGCCAAAAGCCGCCGCTGCTATTGGTATAGCAATAGGAGCAGCCTTCTTTGCAAACTTGACTACAGATTTGACCGCTTTCTTTACCGATCTAAACACACTTTTAAAGAAGAACTCCGGCAAGCCCGTGTCCGGGTTGATGCTGTTAAGCTCATTGCCAACAACAAATTCTTGCGGGTCTAGGCCCATGCCTCGCATCTGGCCGAAGAGAAGTTCTTTGATTTTGGGGTTTGCGTTCAGGACCTCTAGGGGTATGACTGTCTCGCCTTCCGCAGCGTGAACCACATATATGTCGCCGTTTCGACCGTACTCTGCTAGTTTCTTAGCCTGCTCTTGCATAGAACCAATGCCAACTGGAGCAAATTCATAATCAGGAGAGGCTTCTGCAAAGGACTGCAAACCATTGTTTAATACTGTGTGCGTTTGTTGTAACATTGTTGTAACATCAAGAAAGCTCCAAAACATTGGCAAAGACTTGAATCTTTGACGCGGTAGCGCAGTTAAATATAAGCGTGTCACCGGTCTCTAGAACAAATGGACCTGTAAACGACACGTCTGCGGTGGCAGAAGAAGAGGCCAACGTAGCCAACGTAATCTTCTGCAAAATTACCGTTGCCGAAGCGGAGCTATCGGCTATTTTGCAGAGTACCACTATAGATCCTGTATGGCTATTGTATAAATTGATGTTCTTTACAAGTGCTTCGGTAGCCGCTGGGCATGTATATACAACTACATCACCTGTAGAACCTACCGTCGTTACTATGTTCTTGTAAGCAGAAGCCATCAGTCCATAAACCAGTTTAAACCATTGGTATCATCTTCTCCGCTAACAACAGCGGGAAAGTCTATCTTTGTAAGAGCCATCTCAAGATCACGCAAAATGCGGACAAACGTGTCGGCATCGTACTCATCAGGAGCCATGGGCATACTGTGATCAAGCAAACTAGACATTAACGCCTACCGTCAGGACGCAGATCAAGGCGAAGATCCCCCAGCGTCCATGTTACGTTAGTTGTAGAACTCTCAATCCGCAAAGCGGCCTGTCTTGACCGGCTTCTAAGAAAAGACTGTTGAGTGCTTGCGGTTACGGCATTAGTAGAGTTGGTAGTCAGGCTATCTCCTGGGTAGTCTCGGGTCTTCAATATGTAATCTACCGAGGCACTGGAACTGGTACTTGTAATATCAATGTCTGGTATTAAACGACTTACAAACATAAACTGTTCGCCGTCCCCAAGATCAAAGTCGGCGGACTCAATAAACGAAGTCATAGCAGAACCGTCGTCATCGTCGCCTGTTTCATGGATGTAAACAAAGTTGGTGCTGTTAGCAATTCCAGAAGCTCTTGGATTGTCGTGAATGCCATAGTCTACCCAAGCAGTTCTGGACAAAGTTCCCAGATCCCAAGTGTTTTCCGTAAAGTTAAACTTAACGTACCGATCTATTTCCGTAGAATCCGCAGTAGGATAAAACCAGAAGACCTCGTCAAACATCTTGTTGGAAGCTGCGAAACATTTAAAACTCTGTTCCAAGTTAATGTCGTCGAAAACGTAACGCAGAAGGGTGCAGGGAATAACCTGAACACGACCCGTGTAAACATAGAAGTTCTCACGGTCCATCCAGAATACCTTGTCGCCCACCGTTGTCACAGCGTTCGGGCCAATGATGGACACGTTATTTGCCAGCATACTGAAACCAAACGTGAAAGGAGGCCCTGTAAACCGCATGGCATGAAGTGCCGTGTCCGTCCAGATAAGCATTTCCTGCCGAGTCTTCTGCGCGGATATAATCTCTGAACCAGAAGATATGCGCTGAGATCCCGCCGTGTTCGTTGCAGTAGGCGTCCAATCAGCAGGGTCTTCTTGATCTGACCAACGAACCATCAACAAGTCTTGAGCAGTTTCACCTAGAGGGTTGCAACCAAAACAAACTACGTGCCGATCCGCACCTGAAACCATAATCCTGCGGGTTATTACCGGAGCATCCGAAGCACCGGGCTGAGAGGCAAGGTCCGTGGCCCGTGAACCAAGGCCCAGTGTCTTATCCCAGTAGTACGGGGTTCCATCAAAAACATTAAGCAGTAAGTCTTCACCCCAGTTGTCCTGACTGTACAAACGGATGTTTGATCCTGTGTTTGCCGCAGTGCTAGAGGATGACCCCCACCCTACAAAGTCGTTTGCTTCCTTAACATTAGCTCCGTCGCTATGAGCCGCTGCCGTTGTTCCACGAACACCTCGAACGACCCCCGCGTTAATGAGGTGTGTTGATTTTCCTGTGTATTGAATTAATTCGCTGCCTATTAACATCAGGCCCACAAAAGTTACCGCGTCACCACTAGAGGACGTAGCCGCCGTTGTTCCGTCATCCGCGCGAGTTAAATCACCAAATACGTTACTCACATTAGTGCCGTATCGTATCTTTTCACTTCCTATTAGAAGAGTTCCCTTAGCCGGAAATCCACTGGAGTTTGCTACTGAAACGGACGAACTAATGATTGTGAGGTCCGCGCTTGTTGTAGTAGAAGCCGTTTCAAAACTAGCGGCACTTGTTAGTGTGAAAGACGTAACGCTATCGTTTATACCGCCGCTGTCATTAAGAGTCGTCTGAGAATACCCCGTTGTCTGACCACTCCAAAGACCTGCTCCAAAGCCTGTTCCACTTACAACCGTATTAAGACCTGTGTTGATCTGATAGTTAGCAATAATTGAAGAACCACCCCCAGCAGTATCTCCAGAAGATGCCGTACCTGTTGTTGTAATCTGGTAACTATTAGAGTCTACAACGGTTACCTGATGCTCAGTGTTTAGTTGAGCCGTGGTTATACCGTCCGTTGCAGTCGCACCACTAAAGGTAACGAAATCGTTTGTTACTGCTCCGTGCGCTATCGCTGTTACGGTTACTACTGTAGCACCAGAAACAACAGCACCCGTTTTTAAGGGGTTTGATCCAAGGGTGGCGGTGGACCTTATGGGTGTAATATCGCTATAGCCGCCGCCTTCTTCGATATAAAACTTGGCTTCCGTTCCAAGGCCCATGAACTTGGCACCGTCCAGAGCGGCCCAAACATGCAAAGATCGACCCGTTCCTTCTATCGTATTACTACTTAGACGAGCCCAACCGCCCATTTTTTCAGGACGGCCTTTGCGAAAACGAATTAAATCCGAGTTAAACCACCCGTTCTCGTCACCGTAAGACGTAGTCTCTCGATTAACCCCAGGTTGAAACTGTATCTTTGACAAAGGCATTTAATTTCCTAAGCCTTCGGGTTTGCTTTTTTAACGGCTGCAATTTTGTCTTTCCAGATAGTTGTAGAGTTGACGTTGTCCCAATAAATCTCGTCTAGCTGGTCTCGTATAAGACCATATCCTAAAACTCTAGCCGCAGAAACATCGTTTGCTAAATCGTCTGCGTCTTTATCTACAGCCGTTTCCGTTACTGTTACAGTAACCGCATCGGTGTCTATGGCAACGGTGGTTGGTCCTCGTTTTGTGCTGTCTGACAAGGACTCCGTTACCTCAATGGCTTTTACAAGGACATAGTCGCCTAAGTCTACCGGCCTTTGGTTCCCCGGAAAAACTACATCCCCGCCAGTTTGCTCTGGCAACTGGAGGCGGGTAACGGTTTTACCTAGACTTGTCGCAGAACCGTCAGCTTTTTTGTATAAATAATCCATAGTATTTCCTTATATTGAGGCCCACAAATCCAAATCAGCCGAATACTGCTTTAATAATTTATTCTTATACATTGTATTTTCTTGTATAATTTTCTTAACTTGTTGGCGCATCTTAATTTTGTTTGGGTCTATAAGTTTGTGTGCGTGTGAGAAATTAAGTTTAAGCGCAGAACTTAAAGCTGAAACACCGTCTTCAAATTTAAAAAGCTTCCGCTGGGGTGCTGGAATATCTTGCCAGTGCCATATCTGCGGCTCTGTGTGAATGTCATGGATGCCTTTGTCTACAAACCAGCTAATGTCTTTTTTATCAACTAAACGCTTTCGGAAACTGTTGCCACCATCATGCTCTTCACTTAGCGAACCATAATACTGTACAATACCTGACACCCAGCGGTCTATCGGGTGGCGAATAAGTCCGAAGAAGGTTTTTGCTTCGCCTGTGAACGTCCAATTTGACACCGCAGCTTCGCACGACATAGAAGCGCACTTTGGTATTATAACCAGCCCCTTATCACAATTATACGCAATTCTGTTCATCATGCTGGACCCCAGACAGCAACCGACAATGCACGTTCAGGCGTTCCTGTGTTGGCAAGCGTTATGTCTAAGTCAGTTTGAGATGCGGCGTATGCTTTTGACCCGCCAGCGTGAAATGTTTGTCCATCCGTTCCAGTGGTAGCAGTTACAAAATCTTGGTCTACTCCTACAAAACTGTTAGGTGTCCCAGCAACATTAAAACAAACAGCGTATGCAACCACCACACCACCCGCAGGTACGTCTACTGTTACAGATAGCAACGTACTTGCGCCCCCTGCAACGTAGGCAACGCCCGAATCGGTAGGGTTAGCACCAGAGCCTTTAATCGCCCACACAGCAATCGAGGTGTCGTAACTTGTCGGTGTGCCTACCCAAGTTGGGGCCATAGTGCCTGTTGTTCCACTAGACACAGGAGCAGAAAACATCACAGGCCGATTTCCGCCACCACTTCCGTCTAACCGCTG